CACCATCATGCGTTGCGCGTCCTGCAACCACTATTTTGAGGACACCGACCGGACACGCCGCGAACTCAACGCCACCGGATGCTACGTCGTCACCAACAAGAACGCGCCGAAGGAGAATACCGGATTCCACTGGAATGCCCTCTGCGCCATGAGCTGGGGACGTTTGGCAGAGTTGTATCTACGCGCCAAGGCAGCCGCCCGCCGTGGTGACGTGTCTCTCATCCAGCAGTTCTATCAAAAACGACTGGCGTTGGCATGGCGCGAGTATCTTGAGGACTACAAGTTGGAGATCGTGCCAGGTGGCTATCTCAAAGGGGAAAAATGGGATGGCGAGGCAGGCGTCGATGCCGCGGGGCGCATCATTCCTCCCGGCGAGCCGTCCGTGTGCCCGCTGCGCATTCTCACGGTCGATTGCCAGATAGATCACCTATTCCTCGTCGTCCGCGCATGGGCCATTGACGGATCCAGTCGCCTGATCTGGAACGAGCGGATTCTGACATTCACTGACGTCCAGACGATCCAGGAGCGGTTCGGCATTCATCCCAACCTGGTTTTCATCGACGCGGGCCACGCCACCTACGATGTCTATCGCGAATGCGCCGCGCACGGCTGGACCGCCCTCATGGGTGACAAGCGGGCGACGTTCACGCACAAGGTGAAGGGTCGCAAGTCCATCGAGCGGTTCTATTCGCCGCGCCGCAAGGTGGTGTTGGGCAGGGGGCAGAGTTGCTCGGTGTTCTATTGGTCCAACCTCAACATCAAGGACACGCTGGCCCGCTTGCGCCGCAACCAGGACCCGGAGAACGGCCCGGTGTGGGAAGTGCCCGACGACATCGACGAGGATTATCTCGCCCAGATGGAAAGCGAGCACCGGATCAAAAAGGGCGGCAAATGGTTGTGGGAGCAGATCGGTTCGCGGCCGAATCACCTGTTCGACTGCGAGTCCATGCAAGTCGCCGCTGCCACCATGCTCAAGATTGTTGGACGGGAGGCATCCAACCCTGACCCGGTTGACACCCCGGACGGGGAATCATGAAAACTCTGATCCTGCTCGCCGCACTATCCCTGCTTACCGCCTGCACCACGCCGCCCCCGGTCACCGGCACCTTCGTTACCAAGGCCGGTCAAATCAAGGTCCACCCGGACGGCCGCTTTGAAATCATCATCGAGCCCCGCACCGCCAAGTGATCTGATGTCCACTTCACCAACCGACCATGAGCACGGCACTGTGGAAAGAGATCCAGGCATTCGTTGGGGTGACCGCAGACGGCATCCCCGGAAACGTCACGGCGGAGGCAGTCGCCGCCAAGCTCGGAATAAATACCTCCAGGCCCGTCCAGCCTCAGTCTAACGGAATGATCGACCCCCGTTCCGCGGCCAACATAGCCACGCTCAGGAAAGACGCGCAGAGCAAGGCCCGCGAGTGGCTGCTCAAATGCCTGGAGGCTGGCATCAACGTGAAGATCATCACCGGCCTCCGCACCTATCAGGAACAGGATGCTTTGTATGCACAGGGCCGCACGGCACCTGGACGAAAAGTCACCAACGCCCCCGCCGGTTACTCGTGGCACAACTTCGGTGTGGCCTGGGATTTCGTCGTCTTCGATGCCGATGACCAGCCGCAGTGGGACAGCCCGCTGATGGAAAAGTGCGGCAGGATCGCCGAGTCGCTGGGTCACGAGTGGGGCGGTCGCTGGACAAGTCCCCAGGACACCCCGCATGTCACGGTGAAAATGGGCTGCACCCTGGCCGATGCCCGCCAGCGCGTGAAAGAGGGCAAGTGGTGGGCATGACATCCCTTGGCAATTGCCGCTGGTCATGACTCTTGACCCTCTCAGCACCAGAATTGGATGAAAATAGCGGAGAAATGGATGAAAATGGATGGAAATGGAGGTACGCCATGCTACCACCCCACATCCAGGGCAAGCTTGCAGAGCTTCGCGGCAAGGGACGCGGCGCGCACTACCGACCATTGATCCGTTGACAAGTCACTCCGGGCATGGCCCGCGGACTCTTCATCACCGGATTCACAGTTGCAGAGGTTCTGGCAATCCAGCGCCGCGCCAAGGAATTGCTGCTGGAGGGCAAGACGATCATGAACTGGAACGATGCCGACACGTCGGTCTCCAAGCAGTTCACCATGTCCGTCGCGGAAGTCCTTGAGGAATGCGGTCACGCGTTGCGCATCCTCGATCCGGCCACCTATGGCAAACCCCGCATCGCGGTCACCTCATTCATCGACGGCTATCTCCCCAAATGAACCGATTCAAATCTATCGCCCTGCGTTTGCTACCCCCGATCCTTGTCCCAAAGGCATGGGGTTCTCCTTTTGAGTCGGCGAACTGGTCGCCCCGCCGTGGCACGGTGCCGGGTGCATCGCCGACTGACGCCCGCAATGACCTCACGCCGGGGGTGCGCACCGAGTTGGTCCGCAAGTCGCGCTACCTCCACAAGAACAGCGGTTTTGTTAGGGAATTGGTCGGCAATATGGCGATCTATTCCACCGGCGACGGCATCCGCGTCCAGGCGCAATCGGCCAAGCCGGAATGGAACCGCGCCGCCGAAGACTACTTTTCCCTGTGGTCGGCCCGCTGCGAGGTGACGCGGCGGTTTTCATTTGAGGAATGCCAGTCGCTCGTCTGCCGGGGCATGGACATCGACGGCGAGTATTTCGTTCACAAAACCCGCGATGCGGATGGCGAGCCGCGCATCCAACTGATCGAGTCCCACCGCATCGGCGACGAGTTCGGATCCAAGGACACCATTGACGGCGTGGGTCTCGACGCATGGGGCGCACCTGTTTTCTATCGGGTGTTGGAAGATGGTGGGAAAGCCCGCGACATCCTGGCTGAATCGCTGCTGCACCTCTTCGAGCCGGAATGGGCGGGTGGTGTGCGGGCGCATCCGACAATCCAACATTCGATCAATCATGTCCTCGATGAGATGGAATTGCTGGCGCTGGAGAAACACGCGGTCAAGGACAACGCCGACGTGTCCCGCATTCTCAAAACAGCACGCGGAGAAATCGACGACAACGGCGACTTCGTGGTGGGCGGGACCGGGGGCGCTGGAGGTGCCAGTGACGCGACCGATCCGGTATCGCTCCAGCGCATCGTCGGCGGCAAGCTGGTTGCCCTCAAGCCGGACGAATCGTTAGACAGCTTCCAGTCAAATCGCCCGAGTCCAACCTTCACCGGGTTTCTTGAACACCTGCGGCGCGATTCCGCGCTTGGCATGATCCCGTTCGAGTTCGCGGCGGATTCCAGCAAGATCGGCGGCGCGGGTGTTAGACTCGTGGTTGCCAAGGCGGATCGTCGGTTTTCGTTCCGCCAAATGATCCTCGAACGGAGGTTCATCCGCCCGGTGTGGGCCTACGTGATCGGCGACGCCATCAGCCGCGGCCTGTTGCCGCCTATCGCGGGATGGTGGAAGATCAGTTCCGTTCCGCCGAAAAGGGTCACCGTCGATGCGGGTCGCGAAGCCCAACAGAACCGCGCCGACGTTGAAATGGGACTGAAAACCCTCAGCGATCACTTTCAGGAGTTGGGGGCGGATTTTGGCGAGGAAATCGAACGCCGCGCCAGTGATGCGAAGCTGATTCTTGAAACGGCGGCCAAGTATGGCGTGCCGGTGGAGATGCTGTGGAAGCCATCGGGTTCGGCGGTGACGGTGCAACCGGGCGGAAAATAAATTGGGCCTGGCGGAAAATGTCATTGACTCGCGGCGCGGGGGGGGGCACAAAATGCGGAGTCTTATATGCAAATCACTATGAAACATCCCATCATTAGATCACTCGGGCTGTCCGTTCTGGTCAGCGCTTCGCTCGTCACCACAGCATCGGCCTCGCTCAGCATCGACACGTTTGGCACTGGAGGAAATGCCTTCACGATGAATTTCGTGGACATCGGCAACCCTGGAAATGCGAATGACACTAGCCCTGCGGGGTATGGCGGGGTGGCCAACGCGTTTCGGATGAGCAGCTACGAGGTGAGCGTTGACATGGTCTCCAAAGCGAACACTGCTGGGGGTCTCGGCATCACCTACACCAGTCGCACTGCCGACATGCCCGCCACGTCGGTTTCTTGGAACGAGGCGGCACGCTTTGTGAACTGGCTCAATGCATCGAGCGGCTCGGTGGCGGCTTACAAATTCACAACGAGCGGCGTGAACGACAACATCGCCCTCTGGGCCAGCGGCGATGCCGGCTACAACGCCGCTAATCCCTTCCGCAATAGCAACGCGAAGTATTTCCTGCCGAGCGAGAACGAGTGGTATAAGGCGGCGTATTATGATCCGAACAAGACTGGCGGTGCCGGTTATTGGGACTACGCGACCGGCAGCGACAGCGTACCTACGGCGGTGGCCAGCGGGACTGCTTCGGGAACAGCAGTCTATAACGGGCAATCCAGCCCTGCCGACATCACCAGCGCGGGTGGTCTGAGCACATACGGCACGATGGGACAGGGCGGCAACGTCTGGGAATGGATGGAAACGAACTATTCTGGGACCAACGATATGTCCGGCTCGTCGCGCGG